TATGACAACGACAAATGTACAAACTAGAGAACCGTCTAAAATGGACTATGCAAGTCCTATTCAGTTTAGGTTCAAAATATCAAAACTACCAGAAGTAGAATTTTTTATACAGACGGTAAATCTTCCTGGCATTTCTATAGGCTCGGCAACTGTGCCAACCCCTCTTTATGATTTTCCTGTTCCTGGAGATGAGATTTCTTTTCAAAGTTTAGATGTATCGTTTCTTGTAGACGAAAATTTGAACAATTATAAAGAATTGCACGACTGGATATCAGGTTTAGGATTTGGAAAATCACATCAACAATTTGCAGATTTACAAGCAACTTCTGAGGATAGATTTCCTGGTTCAACAAAAGGTTCTCTTGTTGCTGGCGTAGAAATACCTGCACCGCTTTCTGAAGGTGGTATATACTCAGACGCTACATTAACGATTTTAAATAGTAAAAATATCGCTAAAACTGAAGTAAGATTTCAGAATGTTTTTCCAACATCTATTGGCTCACTATCATACAATGTACAAGCAAGTGATGTAGATTATTTAAAAGCTTCCGCTAGTTTTTCTTATATAAACTACGATATAGTGCAGATTTCCACTACATAACCCTTGACAAAATCACCAAAAGGTGATATAATATATACACTATAAACAACTGGATATACTATGACGCTAGAAGAATTGCAAGAGTCGGTTGACAGAGATTTCAAATTAGATGACACCGAACTCGATTCAGAATCAATCAAAATACCCCTACTTCACAACAAATACTTACAACATTTCAATAAGTTTTCTTTATTATTAAAGAAAGCAGAGTATGAGCGTAAGGTTCTTGCAAGACAAAAGTGGGAATATTATACAGGCAAAGCAGACGCTTCAGTATATCGAGAAAAACCATTTGATTTAAAAATATTAAAATCTGATGTTCACATCTATATGGACTCGGATGAAGAATTACAACGAGCAGACCAAAAAGAAGCATATTTAAAACAAGTGGTAAACTATCTTGAACAAGTATTACGAAGTATAAACACTCGAAATTTTATAATTAAAAACGCAATAGAGTGGAAAAAATTCACTAGTGGGGCAATATAATGGAACATTATAAATTATTTCCTACACATCTTTTTGTATTTGATGATTTTTATAAACATGATGTGGCCGCTATGAAAAAATATATTTCAGACCTATGGGATAAAAGAGATTATGATAATAATTGGCAGACTAAATCTGCTGATTTACACAAGCAACCAGAATTTGCCAATTTAGCTAAAGATATTATTACTGAAAATAAAACAATAATTAGCAAAATTTTAAAATATTATGCAAAAGATATTGTTATAACTGATATGTGGGCAAATGTATTAAAGCCTGGAGAAATGCATCCACCTCATACTCATTCTAATAATTTTTTGAGTGGTGTTTGGTATTTAGAATCAGACGGTAGTGCTGGTATATTTTTTAAGGATCCAAGGGGCGAAGCAGATGTATTTGTTCCTAGAAAATCGGAAGCGAATACAGAAAATTCAAATATTATATCCTTTGTTTCATTGACAAACAGAGCGATAATATTTCCTTCTTGGTTTCAACATTGGGTTCCTATTAATCATTCCAAGAAAAATCGCATAAGTATTGCCTGGAATATACAAATAAAAGGACAAGTAGGAGAACATCATGAATTCCAATCAGCAAGTTTCTGATTATATCTACTACTATCCAAAGGTTTTAGATAGTAATATATGTAATAATATCATAAACTATTTCGATAAAAACGCCAAATGGGCAACATCTACATTTTCAACAGCATATAAAAATACTGGTACATCACAAGTTACAATGGACGAATATTGGATTAAGTCTAAAGATGAATACTATAATGATTTGAAAAGTGGATTTGAACAATCAGTCAATGATTATGTTAGTGTTTTTGATAAAATTAAAATACAAGCATATACTCAATTCAGAATCAATCGTTATGGCGAAGGCGGTTTTATGAATACTCATATTGATAATATACATTATAGTCATGGTCAACAACAAGGATATCCTCACCTCACATCTTTAATCTTTTTAAATGATGACTATGAGGGTGGTGAATTTGTTTTATGTGGTGAGCCTTTGGAAATTAAGCAAGGGGCTGCTGTTGTTTTTCCTTCTAATTTTATGTACCCACACGAAGTTAAAAAAGTAATAAAAGGGATTCGATTTAGTGTAATGACATGGATAATCTAGTATGGATACTCTTATCATTGAAAAGAAAGATGAGGTGTATCTTACGATTGAATGTGACCCAAATGTTCAGCGTGAGATTTCAGAATTTTTTACCTTTTATGTTCCAGGATATAAATTTATGCCCTCGTTCCGCAATAGAATGTGGGACGGAAAGATAAGATTATTCTCTCAGAAGTATAAAGAAATATATTTTGGATTGTTCCCATACATCAAGGCGTTTGCTGAAGAGCGTGGTTATAATATAGTTTGTGGTGATGGTGTCAACATTGATAATAAAGTCAATAAAGATATTGTTAAAAAATTTGCAAACAGTTTAGGTCAATCTTTTGAGGCTAGAGATTATCAGATTGATGCAATTTATCATAGTTTAAGATTTAATAGAGCATTATTATTAAGTCCGACTGCAAGTGGTAAGTCATTTATCATTTATGCTCTTATTCGATACTATACTCATCTATTAAAAGATAACCCGAAGAATAGATGTTTATTGATTGTACCTACAACATCTTTAGTAGAGCAAATGTATACTGATTTTCAATCGTATGGTTGGAATGTAGAAAACAATTGTCATAGATTGTATAGTGGATATTCTAATGTAACAGATAAGAAAGTTTTAATATCTACATGGCAAAGTTTACACAGATTGCCGAAAGAATATTTTGACCAGTTTGGTGTTGTGTTTGGTGATGAAGCACATTTATTTAAAGCAAAATCATTAACTGAAATAATGACTAAGTTGGTTGATTGTAAATATCGTATCGGATTGACAGGCACATTGGACGGCGCCTTGACTCATAAACTTGTATTAGAAGGATTGTTTGGTGCTGTCAATAAAGTTACATCAACTAAAAAACTGATAGACAAAAAACAACTATCGAATTTGGCTGTTCGTTGTTTGATTTTAAAACACACAGAAGAAAACGCCAAAATAGTTTCAAAAGGAAAGTATCAAGACGAGATTGATTATCTAGTTAGTAGTAAATCACGACAAAATTTTATTCGTAATTTGGCGATTAAATTAAAAGGTAATAGTTTGGTGTTATTTCAATTGGTTGAAAAACATGGTAAAAATTTATATGAAATAATAAAAGAAAAGGCTGACGATAATCGAAAAGTTTTTTATATTTTTGGTGGAGTAGAAGCAGATGAAAGAGAAACAATAAGAGGTATAGTAGAAAAAGAAAATAATGCGATTATTGTAGCAAGTTATGGAACATTTTCTACTGGTATTAATATTAAAAATCTACATAATATTGTATTTGCTAGTCCATCTAAAAGTAGAATAAGAAATTTACAATCTATTGGTCGTGGATTAAGACTAGGAGATAACAAAATTAATGCAGCTTTATATGATATTGCTGACGATTTAACATATAAATCAAGAGAAAATTACACATTAAAACACTTTCAAGAAAGAATAAACATTTACACAGAAGAAGAATTTGACTATGAAATACACAATATACAACTGAAGGAATAGATAAATAGTAGTATGGAGACAATAAACGAACCCAATCATCCAACCGATTACAGAATAGCTAAGTTGATGGACGGAAGTCTGGTAATGGGAACTATTTCTGTTGACGACAATCATATGAGAATTGAAAATCCGTTAGAACTGACAACAATTCCTCGTATGACGGAGTTTGGCCTGAAAGAAGATACAACATTATCAAAATGGATTCCATTCACTAGCGATAGCGAATTCGTTGTTACAAAAGACAAAGTGGTTGTTATATCTTTAGCAACTGTTGAATTAGCACACTTTTATGAAGTTGTATTGAATAAAATGAAAGTTGATGCTAAAAACGCCAGACCACCTTTAACACCAGAGGACATTGATAGAATATTAGATATTGCTGAAGAAATGGATAATGCAGAGTTTATGAGAGATGATGAACCACATGATATGATTGGTGGACATACAATAGAATCAAAAACATTTCATTAAAATGAGCTTTGGCTCTATAGCTAAGCTTACTCTCACCCTAACTACATAGGTGATTATACACTACTTTTTAGAGCCTGTCAAGCGATTATTCCAAATAATTTATTTTCAGCATATGCTTGACAACCCTTTACGAATATAGTATAATGAGTGAAACATTAAAAAATCTTATGAGAGGATTATAATATGGCAGAAGAAGAAAAAGTAAAACCAAAACAAAAACCTCATTATGTAGATAATAAGAAGTTTTTGCAAGCGATGACTGAATATCGTGCATTAAGAATTAAGGCTGAAGAAGAAGGTAAACCTCGACCTCAAGTTACTAATTATATAGGTGAATGTTATCTAAAGATTGCCAATCACTTATCATATAGACCAAATTTCATTAACTATACTTATCGAGATGATATGATATCAGATGGTATAGAGAATTGTCTACAATATATGGACAACTTCGACCCCGAAAAAAGTAAGAATCCCTTTGCATATTTTACACAGATAATCTATTATGCATTTATTCGCAGAATTCAAAAAGAGAAAAAGCAACAACAAGTTAAACAAAGAATGATTGCGAATTTTGGCGAAGAACAAATGATGGACCAATTAGCAGGCGATGATACGCTATATCAAAGTCAAATGCTGGAGTTTCTGAGAAGAAACAGTAGAGAAGAGCCGGAAGAAAAGAAAAAGTAATTATATAATAACCAAAATGTATAAATAATTATATACTACGCATTTTGGTTTGTATTATGGACAGACAAACAGCAATTAAACACGGTTATAAAACTTATCAAGGAAAACAATGTGCTCATTGTGGTAGCACAATAAGGTATGTATCATCATTTGGGTGTAAGCCGTGTAATGTGAAAAGAAGTTTACATAATTTATATGATGATGATTTGATGGCGCCATATAGGTCAAGGGAGAAATCTAATAAAAGACAAAGAAATTGGCGAAAGAACAATCCCGAAAAAGCTGCAGCAGCAAGAAATCGACAAAAGGATTATATGCATGAGTATTATTTAAAAAACAAAGATAGAGCATACCACAGATTCTTGAAAAACAAATATGGCATATCTTTGGACGAATATAATGAGATGTTGAAAGAACAGAATAACTCTTGTTATATATGTGGAAAACACGAATCCGAACAAAAGAAAAGATTAAATGTAGACCACAATCATCAAACAGGAAAAGTAAGAGCTTTATTATGCGTTACCTGTAACACTTCATTAGGATTGATGAAAGAAGATTTAGGAGTGTTTAAAACAATGATAAAGTATGTTGAAGAAGATAGATAATTTTACAATTAGGTAGGTATTGAATATATGCTGATAGCACTCCTGAACGATACGCATTTTGGCGCTCGTAATGATAGTCTTATTTTTGATGATTATTTCCACAAGTTTTACAACGATATATTTTTTCCTTATTTAAAGGAACATAATATAAAAACACTCATTCATCTAGGTGATGTTGTAGATAGAAGAAAATTCATTAATTTTAGGATTGCACACAATTTTAGACATAAGTTTTTACAACGACTATGGGACGAGAAAATCGACACCCATATCCTTATCGGCAATCACGATATTTATTTCCGCAACACAAACAAAGTAAACGCAATAAAAGAATTATGCACAGCGCCTGATGGCATCAATGAGCCGTGGATATATGAAGAAGCAAAGGTTGTTGATTTTGATGGTTTAAAAGTATTGATGTTGCCATGGATAAATCCAGAAAACGAAGATTCATCACTTGAATTAGCAAGAACATCTGAAGCAGATATTTGTATGGGACATTTGGATTTAAATAATTTTGCAATGAATGATGCAATGATACAGACACACGGACACGATAAAAGCATTGTTAAACGATTTGAGAGAGTATATAGTGGTCATTTTCATCACAAAAGCGATGATGGACAGATATTTTATTTAGGAAATCAATACGAGATTACATGGTCAGACTATAACAATCAAAAATATTTTCATATATTTGATACTGAAACAAGAGAGATTGAGGCTGTTCCAAATCCATATACAATATTTAAAAAACTTTTGTACAATGATATAGATACGAATTATGATAAGTTTGATGTAACAGATTATAATCAAAAATTTGTCAAATTGGTTGTTGTAAATAAAAAAGACACTCAAATGTTCGATAGATTGGTTGAACGAATGTATAACGACATATCAGTCCACGAATTAAAAATATTAGAAGATTATTCTGATTTGTCAGCTTCTAATGTTAGTGATGATGTTGTTGAAGGCTCAGAAGATACAATGAAACTAGTGAGTAATTATGTTGACCAATTAGAAGTCGACCTTGACAAAGAAAGATTGAAAGTTATGATTAAAGAAATGTATATTGAGGCACAAGATAGTGATATAAAATGATTTCGTTTTTAGAG